ACTTTCATATGATCGGCCATTTCCCACGCTACAATTTTACGAGAATACAAATCCATAATACTCGCTAAATACACCCATCCCTCCAACGTTCAAATATAGGTAATATCAGCGACCCATACTTGATCTGGTTCTTCCACATAAAACATGCGTTTCAGTATATTCGGATACACCAGTGCATCATGATTTGAATCTGTTGTCGTCACATAGCTTCTCGGCTGTCTTGCGCACAGTTCCAGTCCTCGCATGATGTTTGCCACTGTTTTTTGTGAAAGCGGATAACCCCATTCCAACAGATCTTTATGTACTCGCGGGCTGCCATACGTACCATAGCTTTCATGAAACGATTGTTTAATTTTTTGTGTGACTTTCATTTTATATTCTTCTTTTTCTGTTATCGGTGCTGCCTGTTTTGCCAACCATTTATAATAGCCACTCGTCGATACTTTTAGAACACGGCACATCTTTACAATCGAAAACTCCCGTTTATGCGCTTCAATAAATTCAAACACTACTGCGGGTTTTTGGCAAAGATGTGCATCGCCTTTTTTAGAATGGCATTCTCCTCTTCTAAGTCACGAAGTTTCTTTTCATAAGTCGCTTCTAACTTCTTTAGCTCCGAAGGGGTTATATATTTCACGTCGCCATTTTCTTGCTTTTTTCCATCACGATACTTTTTTACCCAGCGATGAATAGAAGATTCCCCAATCCCTAATTCATACGATAATTCTGTTACTTTTCGATTTTCTTCTACTACTAATTTCACAACATAATCACGATATTCTTGGGTTATTTTTTTAGTCATTCGGTACACGTCCTTTAAAATAGTTATTTCTATCATAGCTACTCTCAGTTTTCCGTGTCCACTTTTTATACTAACCTCAACTTTTCCTATTTACCGGAACAATTACCTTGGCAACTTAAGCATCTTTTCTTACTGACTTAATCGCAATAAAAAATGCTCGCCCTCTTTGCAAAAGCATGAGTCGAGCATTTTTTCTATTCTGTGGCAGCAACGTTCTTTTCCGTTTCAGTATGGCGGTTTTTTTTCGTTGCTGTTTGATATTCTGCTAAACGAGCAGTTGTGCGCCAATAGTGATAGACTAAACGATCAATCCATAGAAGCGCTTCTACTTTCGAAACAGCTGTCTCTAACTCTACGACATTTTCAACAGAATGTTCGAAATAGGCATTTCGTTTATCTCGTCGTACAGCTGCCATCTCTGATGATGTTTCCTTTAATAGAACAGAAATCTCTGGTAAGCGTTCATCTTCATCAATTATCACTAAAACTTCCTCAAGTACCTCCAACCATTTCTGTGTTAAAGTGGACTGTAGCTGAAAGGTGCTTGGATTTTGCTCTCGTAATGCCTTAGTCAAGCGAAGCAAGTGATCAAGTGCATGTAAAAGTGAAATATGCTTATGACGATCCTTCGTGGCTGTTGATTGGATAGCATCCATAAACAGACGTGTTTTTTCAATCGCATCATCAATCAGAGTTAATTTACTTTCAGCTTCTGTTGTCATCTTTTTACTTCGAATAAGGGATACGATTACTGTTGTTAATTCCTTTGTAATGTCCTGTAGGGTATTAAAGGAAACCTCCACAGCTACCCCAGGAATTTTTGCCACACTATCATCCAGATTTCGCGTTAAATGATTACCTTTCTCTGGTATCATTTTTTCAATGGCCCTCGCAAACGGTCGGACAAATGGCACGAAAATAATGGCACCAATGACACTAAATAAAGTGTGGAAAACAGCAATTCCTAATGTTTCATCAAAGCTACCATTTATGAATGTCGTCACGTTTTTCGTTAATGCAAACATCAATGTTGCACCAAACGTAACAATAATGGCTGTGGCCACGTTAAACAGTACATGCGTCATCGCTGTCCGTTTTGCAGCTGTTGACGCTCCAATTGCAGCAAAAAGGGCTGTGGCAGTGGTTCCTATATTTTGTCCGATTACTAAATAGGCAGCCTGTTCAAAATCAATAGCTCCTGCATAAAGGGCGGTTAAAGTAGCCGCAATTGCTGCACTAGATGCCTGCATAATGACCGTCATGACAAGACCAAGCACAATTAAAATAAGCTGACCGCCTATAGAATCCGCCTGAAAAGAATCAAATGGAATTTTATCCTGAACGGATGCCATTCCTCCCTGTAATACATCAATACCTAAAAATAGTAAGCCAAAGCCTGTAAAAAGCCCGCCTATCGCTTTAAAATCACGTGGTGCTAATAATTGCACAAAGACACCGAGTGCAATAAAAGGCAATGACATGGTCTGCATATTAATTTTGAAGCCAATAAGCGAAATAATCCATCCTGTGCTTGTGCTACCTATATTTGCTCCAATAATAACACCAATTGACTGTATAAAGGTCAACAGCCCAGCACTTACAAAACCAATCGTAATCAGAGTTGTTGCAGTAGAGGATTGCACAATCATTGTCATTAAAGTACCTGAAAGAACTGAACTAATTGTTCCACCTGTAAATCGATTCAACCATTTTTTAAGAGCATCCCCTGCAAGCTCCTTTAAACCGTTAGTAAGCATGGTCATCCCGAGTAAAAATAAACCAATGCCTCCTAATACATTTATCAAACTACTAACACTCCCTACAAAATAAAATAAATATCATATGTGGCTAATGAACCTATATAATCAAACATTACTTAATATTACCATTATTAAAATTAAGAGGATAGCTAACATTTCATTTCTTGGGCAGTTTTTTTATAAAAGCTTCATCGTCTCACCACTGATTTACGAAAACATTTACATTAAATTTATGGTAGAATAGAAAAAATGATTTTTTAGGAGATTTAATAATGATATTAACGAAGCAGCAAGCATTACAAGCACTAAGTAAAAACAAATTTATCGGTTTTACTATTACAACAGGAAATATTATTATAAAAAAAATTAATAAAACCGATTATAATATATTCGTTTTTGAGGAAGAAAAAGAGAAACCTATGCATTATCTAGGCTCTATTATGAATGTGATGGCAACAATGAGCGACAAAGCTTCCCATAAAGATTTTGTTATTGTGGATCAGCTCCCAGCACAAGAAGAAAAGGAAGAATCAAAAGAGGAAAAGAAGGCTGATTGCGATGAAGTCAGTCGTACGATTACTGGATATGAAGGCTTGTATGAAATAACACAGAGTGGTCGAATTATTTCTGTACGTGAAAATCGCCCATTAGCTCGATGCAATGATGAGTATGGCTTTCATATTGTTCGCCTAACAAAGGAAGGGACTGCAACTAGCCATAATGTCTTTGAACTATGGCAGCAAGCATTTCCAGAGCTTGAACAAACTGCCTTTAAAGGTGCCTTAAAAGCAAAATATGGCACATGTTGTAAATTAATAGATAAACCAGGTATACACTTTTAATGAAAATATCCTCAGTGCTACTTCACTGAGGGTATTCCTTTTTATGTAAAAAAAGGAAAGCATAATGACCTTCCCCTCATTTTTATGGCTTAAGAATTACTTTTATGCATTCATCCTCACGATCATTGAAAATTTGATAGGCTTTACTTGCTTCTTCAAGAGGTAGCTTATGTGTAATAATCTCCCTTGGATCAAATTCTCCTGCCATTATTTTATCATAAAGCAGCGGCATTAAATGTATAACTGGAGCCTGTCCCATCTTCAAAGAAATATTTCTTTCAAATAAATGCCCTAATGGAAACTGATTGTATTTAGAACCATAAACACCAGTGATTTGAATCGTACCAAATTTACGAACAGCATCCATTGCAATACGTATTGGACTTAAAGTTCCCCCTTGAAGCTTTAATTTTTGTTCGATGGCCTCTACAGGTGTTTTCTTCCCATCCATCCCTACGCAATCAATAACAATATCCGCTCCACCCTTGGTAATTTCTCGAATATAAAAGGCCACTTCATCATAATCCTCTAAATTAATAATTTCGACATTGTTTATTTTCTTCGCATGTACTAAACGATAGTTAATATAATCAACAGCAATTACACGCTTAGCCCCCTTCATCCAAGCAAATTTTTGTGTCATTAAACCAACAGGACCACAGCCGAGCACTACAACTGTATCTCCTTTTTTCACTCCTGCATTTTCGACACTCCAATAGGCTGTTGGGAGTACATCTGACAAAAATAATAGTGCCTCATCCTCTAGCTCACAGGACTCCGGAATGACAAAGGGCATAAAGTTTCCGTATGGCACATGTAGATATTCTGCCTGTCCCCCTGGATAATTGCCATATCGCTCTGTAAATCCAAGATATCCTCCTGAATTCACTTCGAGGTTAGGGTTGGAATAATCACATTGACTCTCCATCTCGTTCTTGCAGTAATAACAATCACCACAGGATACATTAAAGGGCAAAATGATACGATCACCTTTTTTTACCCTCGTCACCTCAGAGCCAATTTCCTCTACAACCCCCATTGGCTCATGTCCAATCACATAATCTTTATCTGCTGGAACTGCCCCCTTATAGATATGCAAATCTGAGCCACATATAGCCGTAGATGTAATGCGTACTATAATATCATCTTTCTTTTTTAATACAGGGTCTTCTACATTTTTTACTTGTATATCTTTAATACCTTGGTAGGTTACTGCCCTCATATAAGCAACTCCTTAATGTTTACTTAAAGCAATCGTCTATATTCTCTCCTTGATTAAGTTGTAGTATTCAATCATCGCAATTTGGTTTCTTTTTCTTTTAAACTTACGATTATCATATTCATTTCTACCTTGCATATATTTTGTAATACGCTGAAAGTTTGGGATGAGGTGGAGAATTTTGCAGTTGAGTGCAATGGTACTTGGTGGTTTTCTTTTTTTTAGTATTAGTATAGGAGGAGCGATTGCTTGGGTGTTCTCGAAGCTTTTCCAGCATACAACCCAGGGCTTATCATTATTATGTGGTGGATTTCTAGTTGGCTTACTAGTACTTGATATCGTTCCATCTTCCTTTCACCTATATCAAACATTTGGTCTGATCCTTGGCATTTTTATTGGTTACTTTATTTTCCGAATATTAGATACTATCTTTCATTCTTCCCATTCACAAAACCCTTCTGTCACCCTACTAGCAATCGCAATGATTATTCACACCATCCCCATTAGTCTTACCGTGGGAAATTTACTAGGAAATGCGGCATTAAGCATTACCATTACAGCATCTATTATTCTTCATCACATACCAGAGGGCTTTGCACTTTCAACAGCCCTACTATCTCAGGGAGAACGACTATGGAGACTTTTTCTTTATTTCATTGTATTCTCTATTTTTTTCAGCATTTTCATATTGATTGGTCAATATTGGGATTTATCTGAAAAAGCCCAAGGATTATTGATGGGGATTTCCATTGGCCTAATTGCCACAACTAGTATATCTGAATTTATTTTGCATCATATTCGTTCTGTCACACTAAAATCCTTAATCATCTATGTTTGTCTAGGCTATTTATTAAGCTATGTATTCCATACTTTAGTCGAATAAAAAGCAATCCATCGAGAAAACGTGGATTGCTTTTTTTATTTAATACTATTTTTTCAACTAATTGCTGTAAAATTCCGATTGTTCTACAGTTTTCTTACGCATTTTAGTTAAATCAAAGTCAATAAATAGCTAGCCGTTACAAATTCCCTCTCGTGATACAGGTTTATAATCGAATTTAATATTTATAAAGCAGATAAAGAAAAAGATTAGTAGCATGATTATTTATTCATAGGCATAAGCATCGAAAGATACCCTGATATGATTAGCATTTTTATGCCTACAGTAAATATTCATTTAATGAACACCGCCACCATTTAGGCGGTGTCTTTATCATTCATTCGCTCGTCGCTGCTGGATTGTAATATAAAGCCCTAACAAGCGGTCTGTTGTCATCATCCCGTTTTGCAAATCTTTTAAATGTGATTCTTGAATAATTCCTTCTTTAATAGCTTGTGCTATATAATTCTCTGTTTCATTGCGCATTGTTGGTGATGCAGGATTCCATGCTTGTGTCATCTTATTTGCCTCCTTCTTCTCATCTATCATTAATTTAACTTTCATTTTACTACTACTAGGAACATTTACTTGTCCTTCTAATAGATAGCCTATAGGCATTTTCCAAGATGCTTTAACTTCAAAATGGGGTCGATCAATGCTCCCCGTCCAATCACCACCCCACGTTATGCCAAGCTTGCGAGCAATAACACCAACTTTATTGAGAGTAGTCACATCGTATAAAGATAGTGGGGCACCAACCGCAATATCCCATGCTAAACGACTGCTATGGTTGCTGGAAAGTGTCCAAGTGACAATGTTTCCTGGCCTAGTTCGCCCTTGAGCAAATAAATAATTTTGTCGTTCCTGTGAGCGGAACGTTTCTGTGATAAAAATATTATCAATGCCTGACTTGTAGCATTCTTGAAATAGAAGTCGGCATGCTAATTGTGCGACTGGCATTAATTGTGCTAAATCTCGGCATGTTGACGTTATATTTATACTCATTTTTTATCCTCCTCATCAGTTTTATCTTTGACAATTGCTAATATATTCTTTATAAAATTTGGTGTAGGTAGCCCCATCTTTGTACCATTTTCTGTTATTGAGATAAATTCTAAAACACAAAATGCTATTGCCGCTCCATCGCCAGCATATTCAATACCTGGTATCACAAAAGCTAATAAATAAATTGAACCCACCAACATCAAATAATAAATTTTTCGTATAATACCATTTACACCAATACGACTATTTAAATTATGATTAACAATGCTAGATAAAATGCCAGTGATATAATCAATTGTCATAAATCCAATTAAAACTGTTACGGCCATACCTAAACCATTTACTGAATAAGAAATAAGTGTACCCATAAAACCACTCCATGTTGCTATCCATTTATCCAATACATCACTTCCTTTTGTAGATCATAAGAAAAAGCCCTCCTAAGCGAAAAACGCTGGAAGGCTTTCCTATTAAATAAAAATAACGCTCGTCCTAGGACTGCGTTTCTGTTTGTACGGCTGTCATTGGTAACACACTTACAATAATATGCTTATTAATAATCGCTCCTCCAATATTAACAAAAGTAATTTTTTGATCATTTAGTGTTGCTGTAAAAGCTGTTGCATCAAACTCTGCATTTTTTAAATTAATTGTTTGTCCGTTGTTTAATAGTACTTGATAATCCATTAATATCAATCTCCTTTTATTAGTTCTAAATAACCTTGATTTATTCCAAAAAGTCTAACATAAAGCCTTTTAGGATTAGTTGCAGTAGATAAGCCAAAACCTAAGCCATTTGTATCAGCTTTTGCTATATTTCCATAATTACCACTAACAAATAAGTCTGCTGCAATATTAACTCCATGTAAGGCACTTAAATGAAGCTGATCTCCATCATGTCTAATTGCAGATGCTCCTAAATTTCCACCAAATACAATTGCCTTAGGCTCGGAGTCACTCCAGTGAGAACCTATTTTTAAAACTTTACCTATCGTAACATCATTAGAGATATTTATATCTGCAGAGTAAATATTTACGCTGTTTAATGTTCCTGTATAAATTGTTCCTAAATTCCCAGTAATATCAGATAGAACAGTAACAGCCCCTACAAGATTGATTTTTGATGCTTGTATACCAATCGTCGTTGCAGTTTGATTGATTAAAGACGTAATTGTATTTCCTGTAAAATCCGTTACACTTACTTTTGACTGAATTTGATTTGCTTGTTGTGTAATACTACTTTCGGCATTATATACCCTATTCCCAAGACTGCTTATTTGAGTTTGTTGACTAGTCACCGTTGACTGTATTTGAGATGCTGTTTGAGAAACAACAGAAACATCATTGCGAACTGTTTGAATATTGTTGTTCAGTGTTGTAACCTGTGCAGATACTTCACCTCGAATTTCAATAGCTGTTTGAGTAATACGACTACTTAAATTGTTACTTATATCTGTTACGCTTTGAGTGATACTATCAGCGCGAATATTAATTGCAGCAATTGATGCACCTATTTCTTCAACCTCTAAATCAATTCGATCATTAGTTTGTTCAAATTTTGAACGATAGCGTTTATCGTTAGCATTAATAGTAGCACGTTGATTTAATAAGGCATCTACAATACTTTTGGCTTGTGTATTTCCAACTTCAATCTCTGAATTACTATAATCCCGTTTAGTCTTTTTACTTAAAATACGTGTTTGATATTCTAAGTTAAGCTCCTCATGTATAAGCCAAACCATATCTCCCACATCACCATCTATTGAAGTCACTTTAACCTTAATATTTGTTTCAGGTGCTGCAGGTAATTCACTTGCCAAACGGGTTGCCATTTCCTCAATAGATTCTATATTCTCGTCATGAATAGGATCTGCAATACGTATACCAATTCTTGGTGACTTAGCTAAAGGTGAAGTATAAGTAACATCAATCCCCTCTGAACCATATCCGCGAATTTGTGTCTTTAAATTTGTAGTATTGATGCTATATGATAAGGTTTCAATATTATGACGGTAACGAAATTGTATGTCATTATCTCTACCAATTTTCTTAGAAAAACGAATAACTTTTCCAGGTAATAATTGACGTTCACAGTTAAATGCTGTACACAATTGTTCGATTAAAACAATTGGATTCGCTTCTCCAAAATTCGGTAGTAATTGATAACCATCTACATCTGCATTAATAAAAGTCCAACCGGTTCCATCAAGAACAAATGACATAAAATCATTAAACGTCCTTGTTCCACCATGGATTTCATACTTAAAATCATCCACTAATGAAAAATAGATATGCACCGCCGTAGCTTTTTTGGTAAAGGTATCACCACTAAATTCTTTCACAACATACTCATGACCATCTTCATCTTCGATTATAGCTTCAAAATCTAGCAAGGTATGTCCTGGATTGCTTTCATGTAAAAAAGAGCTAAATGAGATCCGCAATGCCCCATTCAACTCTTCAAATTTTTCGTAATTTGTTTCTAGTATTGGCTCGACTTGTGTATCATTTGTAACAATGAGCAACAATATCACCTTCTTTTGTATAAATTTATCCCAAATATTATAGAAGCTATTTACTAAGGTGTCCAAACTCCTGCAATCATATTATTTTTAGCTTGTGCTCCACCAGCAAATTGCAAAAAATTTTTGATAATATTGTTCGTAGCAATAACATTTTCATTTGTATTTACAGAGATGATTTTGTCAAATATATTATTGCTAACTATAACATTTTTAGATTTAATAGTAGGATTATTCCCAGCTACAATATCTGCTCGATCTGCTTCACCATTTCTAGCATTATTAGTTAAGAAGTTGTTTTCTATAATAATGTTATCGCCACCGTAAATGTATATTCCATTACGTCTAGCCATCTCAAAAGTGTTGTTCACTATTTTTACATTATTGAATGTTCCACCAATGATGTTGGTGCAATTAGCATGTACTTTGTTTCCACTTATGAGAACGCCTTCTAAGAATAAAGTAGGCTCATTAGTGATTCCTAATAAAAATCTTGATTCTCCACCTACGCCAATATAAGTTAAAATACTATCTCTGTGTGTGAAAGAACAATCTGTAATAGTCCAATCCTTTGAATTATTTAATTTTTGTTCCCAAACAACACCAGTGTTATTATCCCTAAAAACACACTTTTCAACTTTTAAATTTTCTACATCTTGTAAATATATAGCATATAAGAATCCTTCGAAATGACATTTTGAAATTAAGACATTTTTTGAAGTTACTGACTGCTTGAAAGAGTGATTACCTATTGCTTTAATCTTGTCATTGAACGGCACAACATTGTCATTTATACCTGCTCCCATAAAAGTACATCCAGTTATCTCAATGTTCATACAAGATGTGTCATCAAAAGGTGCAAACCAAGGGAATTGACCACTTGAACCCGCATAGTCAAGCTGTAACATTTCTGAAGTACCTTTATAATTAAGAAAACGACAATTATCAACAACAACATTTTTAGAACCATTAAGTTCTAGGTCATGCCATGTAGTGCAATTTAAAAACTCACAATTTTCAACTCGAATGCCTGTACAATGCCCAAAAGCTAGTGATGTTACATTAGATGTATATTCTATGTTGTTAGCATCGAAGGTAATTCCTTTTACAGTGATATTTTTATTTGCATCATATCCACCTATGATACCGTCAGAATCATTGTGTAAAATAGCACTTATCTCTGCCATACGCTTAAATACTACATTTCCCTCTGCTAACAATTTTACATTTGATGGGATTTTTATAATATCTAAAATATTATAATTACCGCTTGGCGCTACTACAACTGCACCTCCAATACTTTCAGCGTAATTTAACGCATTTTGAATTGTTGTTGAATCCTTAAAGAATCCAAACCTACTTACTGATATAAAATCATCCACATGCTCATTAAACTTAATAGCTAATTTTTTTCCTTGTTCAGCTGACAAGACCTTTTCTATACCACCTGTAGTTAAATCATTAACAATTTCAAAATCAGCTTTGGATATTTTTTTCTTGAGCTTCTCATTTAGATTGTCATAACTAATTTGATTACCTTTATACACAAAATCACCTTCTTAATAAGAATAAAACACTACTTTATTATAAGTAGTGTTTACTGAACAATATGGAACGATTACACATAGTTATAAAAATGTAATCCTCTATTGCTTGTCTGTAATCCTAATTAGTGATGTCATCAATAACATAAGATTTTTGAAATAATACGTTTTGCTGCAATCTTACAACGATTTGATTATCATTATCCATCATAAAGTCTCTCCCACCTCTTTATCAGCTTTAAGCAACTCTAAATCTTGCTCTAATTTACTAATCTTTTCGTCAATTGTCGGTTCGTTTACAACTCAATCGAATTTCTTCAGATAGGCTGATGTTTCTCTACATCTATACGCTCTATATAATGAGTATACATATCATAAGTATTTACTTCTAAATCTATATAGTCTACCCCATTAATATCTTCATGTTTAACTGGTTCTTTCCAATACCTCCCCTATTTGATGTATTATACGTCCAGTTACTGAATCAAAGATAACACGACTTCCTAATATATAATTCACAAAGCTATACCCCCTTTTTTATTTACTCAAAAGCCTTAACAGTATAAGTTACTGGATGCTGCATTGACGGCATATACATTGTCCATGTACCGTTACCGTTGTTGACCACTTGCGCTCTAAAATTTTGTGTCTGTGTTGACGCTAGAGATTGATTAAAATACGCAAACTTTACTGTACCTGATATATTTCCATCAGATGCAGATTCGTATATACTGTTATATGCAGCAGTTGAATTAATCCACCCCATGCAGCTTACTGTAGTTGGTTGAAAAGGTACTGTAAATATGATACTAGGTAAGTTAGTATTAACTCCATTAACATAAGTGTATGTTCTATTATCCAAAGTTGATGTGACAGTCCCAACCCATTTCTTAGTGCCTGTTGGTATAGCTCTAATATTAGCTGCAAAACTACTAAAAGGGGCATTGGCATCTGTCGGTACGCCTTTGTCGCCTAGTGCAGATGCCATTTCACTTTTGCCACTAGCGACAGATGTAAAAAGTTTTCTAGGTGACGTTTCTATCCAATTTTCCCACTCGCCATTATATTTTTGACGCTCAAATTCTTGACCATTTGTCACGCCTATAACTTTTTGAACAATGTATTTATCATTGTGAGATATGGTTATCCCCATCCACCAATCTGTAGAAGGGGCATTTGCTACGTTTGAACCCATATACATTCCATTTTGTGTTGCTAAATTCCAGTCTGTTATTTGATTACATTCACCAGGGAATCTTGTATATGCATCGTATCCAGCGTTCCACTTGCCGAAGTTTGCACTAGTAGGTATATCACTTATTTGTGGTGTCCAAGGATAGCCATTCCATGATGTACCTAAGTCCTCATAAACTAAATACGCATCCTTTAACATATTGAAAGATTCATATATACCCAACAATTCAACCTTAACACTCAATCTATTCAGTGCATGTGGTTTACGCACGATAGGAATGGTAAAAACATGTTCGTTTCGATTAAAGTCAGGGAAATAATATTGAGTAACTATACCGCTATCTGCTTTATATATAGTTCTGTTGTAAGTGTGTACAGTATTGTCTATTTTAAGATAGGATGTTTCATACTCAATAGCACCTGAACCATCTGTTCCCATATAACTACCAGTTACACTGACTTTAACCGTTCCACCAAAGATAGTTGCTGGAATCACTATGGACACTTGTTCAATATTACTAACTGGAGCTACCCAATCTGCAATATGAAATACCCTTGACACATTAAATGATTTAAGATTCATAATGTCCGTATCATTGTAAACACCTTTTTGCCATGAGTTATCAACTTTTGGTTTCATTTGTTCATTAACTTCAGTTTCTAAAACATCTAGCTCTGTCTTATCTACTTTTTCATCAACTATTCCTTTTAAATTTTTCCCCATTTCAGCTGAAAGAGCCTTGTTACTTCCTCCAACTGTTAAATTATCAACTATTTCAACCTTCTCACTAGCACTGTTTATCCTGTCTTGAACATCTTGACTAAATTTATTCATTGTCACAGATCCATCTGTTAGTAAACTCCCACTAAATTGTTCATCACCAGTAGTAGGTACGTTTTTAAAAATCAATATACTAACATTATTATCTATTTGTTTTTCAATAGGATTATCGGGAATTGTTAGGACATAACCGCTGCTTGCATTTCCTGTAATATCCCATGAAATTGGTGGTAAGTAAATGCCATTATGGAATACAATAATTTCATCATTATTTTTATCATATAATTCTCTAGGTAAATCCCATGTTTTTTGATGATCCATAGTTGTCTGAAGGTTATAAGTATTTATATTTAATTTTAGGCCACTACCTGTTCCGCCTTCTCCACCTTCAATCCACCCTGTATCATCTAAATGGTTATTAACCTGCCCATCATTCGTAATTACTCTTGTATATGTCTTAGCTGTCTTCTGGGAGATAGCCAGAAAGGTTTGATAGATTTTGTTACTTTGATCATCTGATTTCATGCCTACATAAACATGAAAATCTTCAATATCGTTTGGAAGTGAGACGGAGCCTTGTTCATTTTCAACATTCCAAAATCCTGACTCCTGTTTATTTAATAAAGAATCTGGTAATGTAATTAATTCTGGTTGATCAGTACCTAAACCATGTGCCTGAACCCATTCCTGAATCTTATTTGCTTTTTCTTGCGCTCCAGAAGGAGTTTCAGCGCCAATATCAATAGAAGTTAAAGGGACATTGCCATCTGCATCGGGGGATTTGCCGGCTACCATTGAAACTGAACCAGTACCATCCACTCCCCGTTGAGCAAGTAATATCCAATCTTTATTAGATTCTGAAGGAACTGAATTTTTATTAGTTGTTAGGGATTGCCAGGTAGATCCATTGTAAGTTGTAATATTGTTTTTAACATACTCAGTTGTTGCATTCCATACTGAAGCAGTTCCCCATCCAGCAATTAATTGTGCTGCATTATTTGCTTCTTGAGTCGCATTATTTGCTACTGTTATTGCCTCACTTATGGCATCAGTTAAATTAGAGACCACTTGTGCTGCATTATTGGCATTTATTGTTGCTGCTTCAGCTTCCGTGGATAGGGTTTCCAATTTATATTTCATTTGCTCTAATTGGGCTTTTAAAGCATCTAAGTTCGCCATTAGCTGACCAGCTTCACCCATTGCCTCATTAATTACTTGTACAGCAGTATTAGCGTTATCTGAGGCTTCTTGCGCATCCATAGTAGCTTTATTTGCTTCAATAATTACTTTTTCAGTATCTTGTAAAGCAGTAGATACCATCTCAATTGCCTGGTTAATACGTAAAATTAACTCATCCACTTCTTCTCCACCAGCTAAAATATTAATTTGCAGTTGTAATTTTGATAATCCTTCAATAATACGCTGCCAGTTCTCATTTATTTTCATTCGTTCTGAACGACTGACTGGTGATTGTGTTGTGTGTAGACTAATTACCATGGTTTTTCTTCACCATCCTTATTTACATATATAAAAATCTAAAATTAAAAACGATACTGTGAACAGTACCGCCTGAAACTGAAAAATTATTAACACCAACCGCTAGTGAAAGGAGTTTTTTATTTGTATTTTTAAAAACAGAAATACCATTTTTAAAAGATTGAATACCACTAATTTTTAATTCATCAGAGGATGATAAAGAATCATTTAATTGATATACTTCTCCTGTTGTGTGATTTGTAATAGTTACACTATTATTAAAAACTCCTTTTAGGGTTATTTCTAAGTCATTTCTGCGTGGATCCACAGCAACATTGCCATAATTTTTAATCGTGAAAAGATTACTGTTAAATGAGTAAGCTAAATCCTCATCCCAATCAAGACCCATCCCCCACGCCCACTTATCAATATCCCATTCCTTTAAATCTAAAGTCGTTGGAACAGATTCTGCATATATATTTTCACAAATAAATTGTATTTCTAGCTCCCCTACTTTCCGAAGTAGCTCATTTGGTTGGTAGCTATTTGCTAATCTGACCTTCCATCTCTTTCCTGGTTCTGTAGCGAAAATAATATAAAAATATTCCTTGCGAGAAAACAGCATATTGATATCTGCAATAAACAATTTATAATCATGGTAATCAAATGCTTTATACATAAATTTCGCAGTAATTGTTCTTCCACTAAAACGTGTGCTTGTGAAAATTGGGCCATCTCTGCCATCAACCTCAGTCGATTGGTGCTCAATTGAAACAGAAGGGATGTAATATTTTAATAATTTTAAACTGTAGTCACTTATTAACAATTCGCGACCATTCTTTAAAATCATTTTCATATACCACTCAACCCCCTTGTTAATGCATGGATGCTTGCATTATTATATTGTCTACCACTTACGACATCTACTACCGATTCACCAATAATTTGGCCATCTAATACAGATTGTAGAATAATGGTAGAAGGCGATGAATTTTGAGAAGCAGTGTTATTTTTGAGTTTTTGTTTTGGCGATAATGAAGAGGGTTCATGCAAATTGCTATTTTCCAATAGTTTACTAATATTTGTAGCCTTTTTCATAATTGAATCAAATCCACTAGCAAAACTTCCACCAGCAGCCTGAACTATTGGAGATGCGGGATTGAAATTAAGTACTTTTTCTAGGGTCTGTGAAACACCTTTGATAATATTATTTACAGATTCCTGTAAAGTTGATTGCATTCCCGTCATACCATCGATTAAACCTTGAATTGCATTCTTCCCAATTTCATTCATTGATCCTAAAGTTTCTTCTGTTCCAAGAACGACTTCTTTTATTTTTGCTTGCCATTCACTATTTAATGTTGCCAATTCTGAATTTGCTGTTTGTCGTAGGTCCTCGATTTTAGCCTTTGTTTCTTGTTGTAATGGTTCTAGCTCCTTTATTGCCGCTTCACGTGCAATTAATAGCTTTTTCTCATATAACTCTTGATATTGCATCAGTTCCGCATCAGTCATTCGATTTAAAGCTTCTAGCTGTGCAAGGACACTTGGGCCCATTGCTTCAAGTTCATCTATAATATCACTAGATAATCTGCGATATTCTAGTTTTGATAACTCAATTCTCCATTGGGATAAGCTATTCACCTGCTCACTTAAATCCTGCGTCAATTTAGAAGAGTCTACAGGATCAGCAATTTTTACTTCATCAAATAATCCGAAGTAACCTTTGATACTTTTTATTCGGCTTTCTAAAGCATTCTTATAAGCATCATTATGCTTTTGCTCTTCATCCAATAATTTCTTGTTAACATCCTGCGTCTGCTTCAAATAATCATTATTGATTGTTTTAATTTTTTCGCTTATTTCTTTTTTCGTATTATAAAATTTGTCTTCATAATAAATACGTTCATCTGTTCCTGCTTCATATTGAGATAAATACCCCTCATAAATTTTCAATTCTTCAGCAAGAGATATCGAATTGTATTTTTTACGTTTCTCAATATATTCTTTTTCTTTCTCGAATTGATCTTTCGCCATTTCAGAGTAGGCTTTTTTAAACTCTTTTAGTGCGTTTGTCTTTTCTTTTGTACCATCTTTAAATAATGAAGCACTGTATCGCCAAAATTCTGCTTCTTGTTTAGCTGTCATTTCTCCAGCTGATTTTTGGGCTTCGACATATTCTTTTAAAGCATTGAATTTTACATTTGCAGAATTAGATTCAATTTTTTCTATCTTTTCAGCGTATTGCTTTGTAACCGTTTCTTTATCCTTCAATGCCTGCTCTTCAATTTTTTTGATTTGAGCTATTTGATCAGCTGTAAGTGCTACCTGTTTTTTTGCTGCATTGTTTTTGATTGTAGTAATTTTTTCTGCGGCCTGTTGCGAAATTTCAATTCGTTTATTCTCAGCCTCTGAATTTAAAGCTTCTATTTCAGCAGCATTAACTTTTGTAACACCACTAATGATTTGTTGTCCTTTTTCCATAGCTTCTGCAGAAATTGTTAATTGCTGTGCGATGTTAGGTATTGCGGCATCAGCTAATTTTTCAGCGGCTTTACTAACTCCCTCACAGCCTTGTTCAATTCCAATTGCTAAACCTTCTCCAATATTTACACCTAGAGCCTGCATAACACGTGAAGGAGATTTAATACCTAATTTTTTCTTTAACCAATTTGGAATAAGATTTCCTATCGTATCAAAGATTAATCGAAGTTCTTTAAGTTTGTTACCTATTCCTTTTATTAGTCCATTAACAATCTCGGCTCCTATTTTCACCAAACTAAAATTTGATAAAAATAAAAGAATTCCTTTGAAAGCTTTTTGAAAAATAGTTGGAAGGTTGTTTATGATTCTTTCTATAGATGTAGACAAAGCACTAAATTTTTCTGCTGCTGATTCTTTAATTTCACTGAATCTATTTTTTGTAGCAGACAACAAGTTACTCCAAGTATTCCCAATAGATGTCCCAATTTCTTTAGCTTTGCTCACAATATTTTGGTAAAAAACACTCCATTTTGATTTTATTTCTCCAGTTTCCCAGTCCACCATATTAACATGTTCTTCAGCTTGTACTTGTGCCTCATTAACAACCTTTTGGTGCATATCTTCAGCATTTTTAACTATTTCATCACGTTTACGTTTAGCCTCGTCAATAACAGCTTGTGCCTCTTCCGCAGACATTGCCCCTGTTTCATCCCGTTGTCTTATTGCCCATTTATATATTTCGTTGTATTGATCCTCAGCATCTTTTATTACACCCTCTTTTTGCTCCAACGAATTTTGTACAACTTGAGCAGCTTGTTCTGCCGAAATCTTTGATGCTTCATTTTTTAGACTTTCTAAAATAATCTTTTGCTCAACTTCACTATCAGAAAGATGCTTTATAGCATTTTCTTTCATCGTCTGTTGAATAATGTCGATTTCTTGTTGCTCAATCTCTGTGATGCTTCTATTGTTTTCAGCTGCACTTTGATAAATTTCTGCAATTCTTGCCTTGCCATCTGTAATTACTTGCTGTTGTTCATTCTGACTTTGAGCAACACGTTCTAGAATACTCGCTTCTTGTTCTTCGGTTAAGGCACTGCTTGAAGCAAAGTGATTTTGCATTGCTTCTAATTCTTGAGCATGATCAGATTGCATTTCCGCTAGCACTTGATCACCCATCTCGTTATAGATGGATACCATATTAGCTGCCATTTCTTCTGTCACTGCTTGACCAGACCATGACAACTGATTAAGTGCCACTGTTGCTTGATCGGATAATTCCAAAAAGCTTCCAACAGATTCTGCGGTAGATTCAGAAACTTTAGTTTTCCAATCCTCAATCTGGATAGAGGATTCATTAAGATCACGACCTACTGCGTATGCTGCTATCCCAATACCAGCTAATGTAGTAGCTGCTATAACTACAGGCCCAGATAATAATGCTAATGCTGCTCCTAAAGCAGTTGTTGCTCCCCCTGCTGCACCTATTGCCATTGAAAATCCACCAATTGCTGTAACGATTGACCCAATGCTTGAAATTAATGTTCCTCCAACAACTAATAAAGGACCAATAGCAGCAATTAATCCTCCAATAATGACAATTGTATTTTGTGTTGCAGAGGATAGGTTACTAAACTTTTCTATCCATGGTATAAAGATATCAAGTACTTTTTGAACTATGGGAATTAACACTTTTCCTATGCTTATCCCAACATCTACAAGCTGGTTTTTCATGATTGCTATTTGAGATTCTGTAGTTTGATAACGCTCAGCTGCTTTATCTGATAAAGCTGTGTTTTCCTTCCAGGCAGCTGAAGATGAATTAACAGCTGATGTAAGTAAATCAGAGGCACCCGCCATGCTCAAAAGTACATCCGTTTCGTTTCCACTTACACCTAAATCTGCAAGCACGCTTTTTAGATTAGCACCTCCCTCTGATGTTTCAGCTAATCCCTTCACTAATGCATCTAACGCAGAGGCTGCATCTGTTTCAAAGGCTTTTTTAAAATCTGCACTAGACATGTTAGCAGCCTTCGCAAATCCAGATAAACTTTCTCCACCATCACCCACTGCTTTCTGAATTTTTTGGAAAACCGAAGACATTGCTGCTCCTCCAGTTTCAGCATCAATACCTAGACTGGACATTGTAGCAGCTAACCCCATAATTTGCGCTTCTGTTAAACCAATTTTTGAAGCTTGCTCCGCAAATCCCTTTCCCATTGACATGATGTCAGAGGCTGCAATTCCCATAGTGCTACTAAGCTCAGTAATTGAAGAGCCTAGTCGATCAAAATCACCTTGTCCCATACCCACAATGTTAGCAAAATCAGCAAATTCCTTTGCTGCCTGCTCTCGAGTCATACTTGTAGAGTTTCCCATATCGATTACTGTACGGGAAAAAGATAAAAGATGTTCTTCAGCAATTCCTAATTGGCTAGCTGATTCAACAACTCCCGCAATTTCTGTAGCACTAACTGGAAGCTCTTTAGCCATACCTCTTATACCATCTTCAAGCTTTTTAAAATTTTCCTCACTAGTATTTACTGTTTGACGAACCCCAGTAAAAGCACTTTCAAAATCGATTGCTGCATTTAGGGCATAAGCACCAAAATCTTTTATAGGAGCTGTAACTGTGGATATGCTTTCTCCAACAGATTTCACTTTTCCACCAAACTCCTGAAATTTGTTCCATTTTGATGTTTGTGCACCTAATTGATTATCAACGTCCGTCAATTGTGTGCTTAAACGATTATATTCAGCAACAGCTTCATTAACTGCAATTGCTTGTTGTTCAAGAGCTTCTGTATTTGCTGTTCCGGAGGCAAGCAATTCATCATATTTTTTACGTTGCTCACCCAATTTAAATCTTGACGCCTCAACTGATCTTGTAAGTACATCATGCTTTTGTGATAAGCCCTCTATGGAATTTTCATATTCATTGCCAAGTGCTTGTATAGCCTGTAATTCTGCACCCATTGCAGTCAAATGTCGTATAGATTGTTCAATGGATCCATCAAAATTAGAAGTATTTAGTCTTAGCTCAACTGGACCAATTTCCGTCATTCCCTATCACCGCCTTTGTCTATCACAACCATGAAATTTCATCGGCTGTAACCTCATATATTTCATCGAAATCACCTGTAAGTTCAAACCAAAAATGAATATCCATTTCGTCAACTTCATGTAATTTGTAACCCTCTTTTATTAATTCTCGATAAAATGCTTTAATTTGTTGGTAAGGCGTTATACCACTAACTTTCCCTCATCATTATTCTGGACAGGTTTAGTTTCAAGCCCACCAATATTCAGCACATTATTGAACACGCGCATAATTTCTTCCTGCAATTTTCCAGCTTCTAGGCCATCCCATACATCATCAATTGTGAATTGATTATCAAATACGTGAACAACAAAGGAAATCATTTCATCAAATGTTTCAACTGAAATTTCATTGCCTTCTTTACGCATTTTTTCGTTCATTTTTAAAGCATTACGGAAAACTCGTGCTTTTACAAAATCATTTGAAAATATTTTCTCTTGTCCATCTATCTTTAATGTTATTTGCATATCTCATCCATCCTTTTCAGTAGCCTTTTTTTAAACCATTTGCCAAATTTTATTTGCTCAACCCTCAATGTTGATTACCTGCAACAAAAAAAGAAGAAACCCTTTAAAGGGCTTCTCTCTAATTATGGTGTTTCTACTGTTTCATTTGGTTTTGCAACAGATTTAAAGAATGTTTCTGCTGTTACTGTTACCCCTACATCTCGTGTATCTACTGTATGTTTAATAACACCATCAATCAATGGTAATGCCTCACCACCAAATGGATATACTTTGTAACTTGTTTCACCTTTTTTACGAGTTGTATTTGTTTCTTCACCTGGTTTTAATTTTGCTTTTAATAGCCAAACCAGCTTAGATCCTGATTCAAAGCCAATTGCAATCGAGTTAGGTGTATCATTTGCATTTGTAATAATACCACCCTCTGCAGATTTTTTATGTCCATACCAATCTACTAGCACATCAGTTGGTAAATCAGCTGTTTCTCCTGCAATAGTAATTGAATCCAACTGCGCTTCCTGATCTACTACTCGATCACCTGCATCTAAATGTGCTTCTGAAAAGTTTGGTGTAAGTGTCAAGGAAATAGGCATCGTTAAAGTTTTCACTTCACCCCATGTCTCTGTCTGCTCATTTGTCATTAGTGCATAGTGAATACGTTTTAAGCTAATTTTTTGTGGTTTTTCATTTACTGTTGTCATTTACATGACCTCCTAATTGTTTATTATTTTTCATCAAAGAAAGCGAATTGTAATACCCTGTTATAGTAAGTTTCGCTAGCTGTATAAGGTTCATCATATTCTAGAGTACGTTCAAAGCCTGCATTTCCCATCAATTGTTTAATGCTTTCTACAATCTGATGAAAATTCGAATTAGACCATACATTCATTTGTATAAGCCGCTCTGTTTCAACTTCAATACCGCCAGCTTCAAAAACTGGCTTCGCACTTATTTCTAAAAAAGTGATAAACTGGTTTGGTTTTGTTGAACCTGTAGGAAATCCATTAAAAATAACGGGCAGACCTAATGGCTCTAAAATAGTAGGTATATGATTCATTAGATCTATCATATTTTTCTCCTATCTTCGTGTATGAGATAAAGTATCGAACAAGCATATTAAATTCAGAAAATGTCTCCCTTCAGCATTTGAAATATTGCACTTCTAAAATAAAGTAATAATTCCAATAGTGTTTGCTGACAGTGAGTGATTTTAAAAAAACAAAAAACGTCTGCTGATGAGAAATCAGTAGACGTTTCTATTTTTTCTCGCTTATTCAATTGTTTCACCTCCTTTCAAGGTGCTTATCATCTAGCCTTCGATCATTTTTCTAACACCAGCCGTACTGTTTGAAATCATTTGTTTCAAAGTTGATTCCTTCTTCTTCAGCCTCTCTAACCCATTTCTATCAATCCACTTCATTTCCCGATGTAATTCTCTTAATTCTGCATAAAGTTTACGTGTACTTTCATCAGTATAAAAACATATATACTCTCGACCACATTTTGGACAAGAAAAATAGGTTTTTTCAATTGCATGGTCTAGTCTGTCTTTTTTAAAATGTTGTATATAGAATTTATGACCACAGGATTTATTGCACTTTGCATATATTGGCTCCATCTACACACTTCCCTTCAAAAGTTTTGAGCTATAAAAAGACCACTCGAATTTGAGTGGTTCCAAGCTTACTTTAATATAATAATTAATCAGCAACAAATCTTTACACTACCATCATATAATGGAATCTCAAGAGTTTCTATTCATACTACTAAGTGTCAGTGGAAGGAAAGCTATTTTATTAGTTAAATACTTATTGTTCAAACTTTTACACTACCATCATATAACGGATTTCCAACCCTTTCTATTCATACTACTGAGTGTCAATAAAAAGAAAGATCTATTTAAAACATCTACATTAATTCCAATAGAAGAAGCTGGGACAAAATCTGGTCTAAACCTTAAAAGCGCTAGAAATCAATGTCTTAAAATTGATTTCTAACGCTTTTCTGGAGTGAAGCTTGCTAATTAATTTATGTGCCAACCACAAGTTATAAACATTTTCTTAAATTTCGTTTGAACCTCTGTCCTATTTCAGGAATCTTGCCTCTGCAAATTTATTAACAATGTGTAAGTTTTATTTCATGAGCAAACTTTATCATTTTAGCAATCTCCGCATGTTTTTTATAAATATAGCTTGCACTGTAGTTTAAAATTTCAGCTATTTCTTCTAATGTCATTCCATCTACATATTTCAATTTTAATATTTTATGATTTAACCCACTAAATCTATTAATTAGCTCTAAAATATTTTTTTGTTCCAAGAGCTTAACTTGCAACTCCCGATCAATCCGTTCAATACGTTCCTCAAGTTTTGCACCATCAGAATCAGCCGTAAGTCTTACCCCAACTAAATCACCATTCACCCATCTTTTTAATTCTTTCTGTGATCTCTCAAGATTATATTCTAAATATGCTATTTCCTCTTGAATTTGCTGATAATCTCGTAACCAATCGTACATGCATAGCACCCACTTTTATTTTTATTTTTTGTTATACCTTTTCTGAATCAATTTCCTACTATAAAAAATATTATGTATTTTAAATGATTAAAATTGTTTTAAAGATGAATATTTACCCCAAATAGAAAATCATTCTTGTTTAGCACTATTAGAAATTTGTGAAAGTAATTCATTTACATCTGCAGATAATACCTTTAAACGGTATTTTTTGTTTAATATTATACCTTTTTTTATGTATGTTTTTATTTTGCATTAAAATAACCTCCCTTGTTTTTAAAGATTTTCTTTAAATATAATATTTAATTAATTACACTATAATACCTTTAAACGGTATAGTCAAGATAAAATACTTTTAAAAGGTATTTTATAGTTTACATCACTACTTTTTATAAGTATTATTATTAAAAGGAGGTGCATGAATATATGGAAAACTCAGATAAACTAAAAATTGTTTTCTCAAAAAACCTAAAACTGCAATTAGATAAAAGAGGCTTGAATCAAACAGATATGGCAAGAGATTTAAATATTCCTGAAACAACTGTTTCTAACTGGATGAAAGCCAGCACTTACCCCAGACCGGATAAAATTCAATTAATGGCGAACTACTTCAATATTAGACGCTCCGATTTAACGGAAGAGCAACCTACTAATTTAATAGAGGTACAGCCAAATTTCGTAAAAATTCCTATCCTAGGTACAATTGCTTGTGGAGAGCCAATTCTAGCTCAACAAAATGTAGAAGGCTATATGTATGAATTTTCCGAGTTATTACCAACTGGGAATATTTTCGCTTTAGTTGCTAAAGGGGACTCAATGGAGCCGACTATACCAAATGGCTCTAAAGTTTTGATAAGGGAACAAAGTGAAGTCGAATATGGTGAAATAGCAGCTGTACTTGTAAATGGAGATACTGAAGCAACACTAAAACGTGTTAAAAAACAGGGTGAAACCATTTTACTTATGCCAGATAATCCAAAACATGAACCTTATATTGTGGACGAAAATAATCCTGCTAAAATTATCGGAAAAGCTGTCAGTTTTAAAGTTACACTCTAGTTGTTTAAGTACAAAATATTAAAAATAGAACCAAGTGTAACTCACAGGTTGTTTCATTCATTACATTAAAATATTGGATAAATAGAAAATTAAGTTTATTTACACAAAAGAAAGGGGGTTAAATACTTGATTAATATATTAGTAGGGATATTTCTACTAAGTGGTTTCATAGCTGCGATCTTTTTGCTTCTTGCCATTTTTAATTTCATAAAGTTGGATAAAATCAAAGCTATAAAAATGTTGAAATTTACTGGCATCTCAATTGTCATTTTTATTTTGTGTTTCATTGCAGTAGGGGAACTTGGACTTAATAATGCTGAAACTCCTAAAAAAGAGAAGCAAGAAGAAAAGCCTGTGGCGAAGATTGAAACGTCAGACGATGTAACTTGGCAAGATAAAGTGAAAGAGATTGCTGGTCTTAACAATACACCTACTGAAAAATTCGATACTATTGTAGCTTATGCTAAAAAATATCCTTCGACAAAGGCTGAAATTAAAGAATTTGAGAATTACATTATAGCTGAGTATAAAAACAAAAAATATTTAGCGGATATAAAAGATGAAACCTATTTATTAAGCAATATTTTTAAGGCATATGTTATTAATAGATATTATGGGGATGAAGAAACACCTATTAATGATTTTGTCTATGGATTTTATCAAAATTCTAATAATGTTTTGAGAGGAATCGAATCAAGCAATAGCAATACAATTAAATATAATGAACGCCAAATGGATAAAGCACTAGCAGCCATTGAAAGCCCATAAAATGTCACTTTTTTTGTGACATTTTTTTATGTTTAAAACACATACTTGAAAAAGAGATTTTCAAGTCAAAAGGCAAATTCTTTATATCATTATAATAACTGAGTCTTTCATTTGATTTTTTTATATCGGAAGAAGTAGTATGGAGTTGTAACAAGAGAGGCAGTACATATCCACACTATTATATTAATGTAATAATATCAGAGGAGGAATTCATGATGAATTATCAAAACATTACAGTTGCAGGTAGCGGAGTATTAGGTAGTCAGATTGCCTATCAAACAGCTTTTAAAGGCTTTAATGTAACGGTTTACGATATTAATGATGAAGCTTTGAAAAATGCGCAGGATCGGATCACAAAATTAAAACCATTTTATCAGCAAGATTTAGGGGCCTCACAGGAAGAAGTAGATGCGGCATATGCTCGCCTAACATTTAAAAGCAATCTTGCGGAAGCGGTTGCAGATGCTGATCTTATCATCGAAGCAATCCCTGAAGTGGTCAAAATTAAAACTGATTTTTACACTAATCTTGGTAAAGTAGCACCTGCGAAAACTATTTTCGCTACAAACTCTTCTACATTATTGCCAAGCCAATTTGCTGAAGCAACTGGCCGCCCAGAAAAGTTTTTAGCACTTCATTTCGCAAACACAATTTGGAAAAACAACACTGCTGAAATTATGAAACACCCAGTCACAGATATGAAGGTATTCGATGAAGTCGTAGAATTTGCTCGTGCAATCGGCATGGTGCCACTACCATTATATAAAGAGCAGCCAGGCTATATTTTAAATTCATTACTTGTACCATTTTTAGATGCAGCTGAATCTCTACTCGTAAAAGAAGTGGCTGATCCAGAAACAATTGATAAAACATGGATGATTGGTACAGGAGCGCCACTTGGACCATTTGCCATCCTAGATATTGTCGGCATTAACACAGCCTATAACATTGTAGAAGCAAAAGCAGCTGCGTCA